TATTTTTTTAATAATTAAATCACATCAAATGAAAAATCAAGCAGTACCAGTAGACAAGGTCTACGTTTTAAAAGGAGACTCAACTCCACTTACTTACATGTTATCATCTAGAAACACACGTAGATCACCTCTACTTTATTTCGATGGAACATCAAACAGAGCGTTAAGATATGCTGTAAACCAAAAGACACCTTTTGAGGAAGAGCAGGATGGAAATGCAATACTAGAACCAATTGTTTTTGTTGACGGAGCACTTGTTGTTCCAAAGACAAATCCAGTGTTACAATACTTCTTGTCGTTACATCCTGGAAATGGACAAGTATTCGAAGAAGTAAATAATGAAAAGAATGCAGTAACAGATATCGAAGAGTTTAATGCAGAACTAGATGCTCAGTTGGCAGCTAGAGATTTAAACATAGAGATGTTAGAAGCTGTAGCTAGAGTTTTATTAGGAGCAAACATTGAGAAGATGTCTACCGCAGAACTTAAGAGAGATGTTTTTGTATATGCTAGAACATATCCAGTAGATTTCTTAAATATGCTTAATGACCCTATGTTAAAGCTACAAAACACTTGCGCTAAGTTTTTTGAATATAATGTTATTGTTATGAAAAACAAGGACAGAGATATTTATTTCAACTTACCACAAAACAAGAAGAAGATACTTACCGTTCCTTATGGAGAGGATAAGAACTATATATTAGCTTCGTACCTACAAACAGACGAAGGTATTGAGGTGTTAAAATTACTAGAAAATAACATAAAGTAATTCATTATCTTTGCTGAATTATTAATAACAAAAAAAATAAAAAAAATGTCAAAATTTCTTTCAATTCCTGTTACGTCTTTAGGTACACAATTAGTATCCGCAATAGACATTAAATTAATTGCACAGACTTCAGCTACAGTTGTTACTATTACTTATGGTGGTGGTAAAGTTGTAACAATTACTCACGCTACTATCACATCTGGTACAGCTATGAGAGACCTTATTCAAGACAATGTTGTAGCTATCTTAAAAGAAAGCTGGACTGTAGTTACAAGAGATGTTAACCCAGCTTTTGCTGTGAGTGGTATAGCTATAGCATAACTATTAGTTTATTGAAATTAAAACACTCCAAAATAAGGGGTGTTTTTTTTTGCTATCTTTGTAAAAAGTTTTAAGCATGATAGATTCAGTAAGAAATACGGTGCTCTCTGCCGTAAATAAAAATAATTTTGGATACATAACTCCAGATGATTTTAATTTATACGCAAAGCAGGCGCAGATAGATATATTTGAGGACTACTTCTACCAGTACAACACCTGGATAAATAAAATGAATAACAGACAGTCTGGTACTGGATATGCAGACATGGTTAGACTTGCTGAAGAGGTTATAGATAGTTTTTCTTCAACAGCTACTCTTTCGTATGCGTCTAGTAAGTTTTCACTTCCTAGTGACTACTACTATGTAAACACAATAAGATACGGATCAAAGGAGGTAGATAAGATTTCTCAAGATAAAATATTGAATCTGCTTTCTTCTAATCTAACATCTCCTTCTACACTGTATCCAGCATACACACAAGAAGGTAATTCAATTACTGTATACCCATCAAGCATTGCTACAAATATTAAAGCTCAGTACATAAGAACTCCTAAGGATCCAAAGTGGACTTATATAATGGTAGGAGGGGCTCCTATATTTAATCAAAACAATGACTACCAAGACTTTGAACTGCCTGTTACGGACGAGCCTTTATTGGTTGCTAAGATACTAAAGTACGCTGGACTTTCAATAAGAGAAGGAGACGTGTACCAGTTTGGAAATGCAGAGCAGGTTAGTAATAAACAAATACAAGGTTAATAATGGCATATTTAACTGGTTATCAATACTATGAAAATTCTGGACAGAATCCAGAGGGAGAGAACTGGGGTTCGTATCAGTACGTATCTCTAGATGATGTTGTAAATAACTTTATGTTAATGTACGTTGGTAATGATAAGTTAATCAACAACGTATCTAGATACAACGTATTATTTCACGCAAAGAGAGGAATACAGGAGGTCAACTATGACGCTCTTAAGGAGATAAAGGTTCTTGAGATAAGTATATGTGATGACCTTAAGTTTGTGCTACCAAACAACTACGTAAACTACGTAAGAATATCATTATACAAGGACGGAGTTCTTCGTCCGTTGACAGAGAATATTCAGACTAACTATAGTAATAGTTACCTTCAAGACAACAACTGTAGAGTGCTTTTCGATCAGGACGGAGACGTTCTAGAGGGAACCTCTATAATGGACAACGACAGGATTACAAACCAACAGAGAACCATGTACCCTGGAGAAGGTCCTTTCAGTGGAAGGGAAGGTTTTAACTACAATGGTATGTGGTACTTTGACTACCCAGTAGGTGCTAGGTTTGGATTAAACACAGAGACAGCAAATATTAACCCTACATATAGAATTGACAAGAAGTCTGGAGTTATAAACTTTGGATCAGGTATGGCTGGAGAGTTGTGTATTCTTGAGTATATTTCAGATGGAATGGAGGACGGAGATGACTCAAAGATTAGCATAAACAAGATGGCTGAGGAATTCTTATACGCACATATAAAGTACCAGATACTGTCGTCTAAGTTAGGTGTTCAGGAGTATATTGTGCAGAGAGCTAAGAAAGAAAGAACAGCGATACTAAGAAACACTAGAATTAGATTAGGAAATATTCACCCAGGTAGACTTCTTATGAATATGAGAGGTAAAGATAAATGGATTAAATAGGTATGGCAAACACATCTGAAATGGCCGAAGCATTATTCTACGCTGGAAGAATGAATAAGGATCTTGATGAGAGATTTATTAAGCCAGGGGAATATATTGACGCTTTAAACATAAGAGTAGGATCATCTGAACTAGGAGCAAATAGTAACTCAGAATTAGGAAGTGCTGGAGCTATAGAGAACACAAAAGGGAATACTCAGCTTACTAATCTAGACTATATTAATCCTGATGATGCTAAGTGTATTGGGGCTTACCAGGACGGAACTAACGAGACTGTGTACTGGTTTGTAGCGTCTTCTGATGCTGACGTTGTTGTGTCTTATAACGCAAACAATAGCACAGTTGTATACCACCTAGTTGGAGATTTGAACTTTGATGAAAAATACCTTATAAATGGTATAAATAAGATTGACGACTTATTATTTTGGACGGATAACCTAAACCCTCCTAGAAGAATAAACGTAACTAAGTCATACACTAACTTTGATGAGAGTGATATATCTGTTATAGTTGCACCTCCGATGAGTGCTCCAGAGGTTTCTTTGTTTAACACTCCAGGAGAAGAGAATTACATATTAGACAAGTTCTTGTCATTTTCTTACAGGTACCAGTACGACAACGGAGAGTACAGCGCACTGTCTCAGTTTACTGATGTGGCATTTGAGCCAGGTGAGTTTCAGTTGGACTATAGTAGCTTTGAAAACATAGGAATGACAAACTCCTTTAATTCAGCGATTATAAAATTTAATACTGGACCAAGACAGGTTGTCGGTATTGATATATGCTTTAAGACTTCAGACTCTAATATAATAAATGTAGTAGAGAAGTTCGATAAGAACAAAGAGGGCTGGTTTGATAACAATCCTAATCAGTCGCTTACATTTACAAATAGAAAGATATACACTACACTTACAGAGAGTGAGTTGTTGAGATTATACGATAACGTTCCTAGAATAGCGAAGGCACAGACATCTATTGGAAATAGGATAATGTATGCTAACTACGTGGACGGTTATGATGTAGGAGAGATTGACTATTCTTTACAGGTTATAAGTAGAGACTTAGAGGACAATGCACTTTCTGTTAGTTATGAAAATGGTATACCATATACAATAGATACTAGTACATCACCAAGAAGCATAGCTTCTTCTAAAATAAATATAGACTTTTCTGGAAAAGAACTAAATAAAAACTTTGTACTGACAATAGCTTTCAATATAATAAGTAACTCGTACTCTGGAAACGCTGCATTTAATAATCCTCCAGACTCTCCAGGACCTGGAACTTCTAATAACTTTTCTAGAGACTTCTCTTTTTTATTGGAGAAAAAGTATAACTCTGTGTATGAATTAGCCACAAGTCAAGAGTTTATAGACGCATTTTCTACTCACAAGACTTATGCTGATGCTAGCACTGGAAGTTCTCTTACTGACATATATAATGCTGATAAGGTTCCAAAACAATCAGATGGCACATACGACGAGTGGTTAGATATAGATAGTGGAATAACAGGTGTAAATGGTGCATTCTTAATTAGTGCAGAATCAGGAAGTAATATACTAGGTATACAA